TTCCAGTTGCTGTCAAGCGAGCGGTAGATGCCAGGGATAGGGGCATTTGCCAGGAGTGCATGTTCCCAGCGCACAAACCTCATTACGACCACATCATCCCATTTAGCCACCTGGGTGAACCCACGGTAGAGAATATCAGAGTTCTTTGCGAGCGCTGTAACACCAGGAAAGGTTCCAAGCAAAATTGGACGCATAAAACCCCACGCACCAAGACTTTGGCCTCCAGGGCTAGATGGTTGCGGAGCAAAGGGTGGCCGAAAGGGAAAAAGATTCCATCAAGGAAATTTCCTAAACATCATTGACTTTGTTATAACGATGTGCTATCATGAAGTTGAGAAAGAAAGAGGTGCAGAAATGAAAACCGCAACACACAAGGTAAGGGTAAGCACAACGGAGTACGAGTTCGTACACGGCAAGAAGCCAAGAGGAACCGGCCATTGGTTCTTTTACATCAAGGAAGGGGCAGTAGAGGCCTCAATTTGGATGACCGGAACATACTCTGAAGCTACTCATGGGGCAAAGAAGTTTGCAAAGAACATTGGGGCAACTGAGATAAAGGTAGGTGCGTAATGTTAGTAGAAATCACTGGTTCATGCGGACATACGAAACCGAGGGATGTGAAAAACAGCGAAAATCGCTATGAAGAGCCTACAAACAGACAGGTCAGAAAAGAGACTAAGTTTTGGTCAACCAGGATTTGCTCGGATTGTTATCGTGATGACGTATCTCAGCGATTGGAACGGTTCGGAACATTGCCAACCCTGGAAGGCTCGGAGAAGCAAGCCAGTTGGGCGACTCGGATACGACAATATCAGTTATTGAAAGTGAACGAATTTCTGGGCAACTTACTGTCTTATATTGATACCTTAGATTTGGACTCCGTAGATGATTCAACCAAATGTTATGACAACATTTCCAACGCCGAAAAACTAGCCGAAATGCTAGCTTCAGTTACGGATGCGAAATTCTGGATAGATACTCGGGATGAGGACGCACAGATTTTAGTTGGTATCGATTATAGTCGTGACCACCAAGTGAAATTCGACTTAGAAACTGGTGAGGTTGTTCTTGCAACAAGGGCAGGAACGAAATTGGTAGAAATGAGTTCTCGGAATGAAACTTCTCCCAGCAAAGTTATTAGAGTAGGCGGTAAACTCTTCCACGACAGGCTAGTAAAAGCTGGTAGCTAAACGCAACCTTCTGGGTAGGGTCTGAGGGGATACCTACCCAGAGGGTTGGGCTTAGACCCAACAGAAAGAGGTGCAGAAATGCAAACAAGCGCAGAACTTAGGAAGGTCAAAATCTATCGGGGCTTGTCCGAGGAAACGACGGCGTTTACGGCGCAGTTGTGGTGGTTCAGAAACCACATCGGCTACGTCAAGAATAATGGTCGTGGTGGGGCGAACCAAATTGACCCTTTGTATGATTCCGAAGGAGTAAGCAATCGGGGAGTCGTTCAGCAATTCGAAGAATGGTGTACACAACAGAAACGCCCAACTCCATCAATGCCGAAAACCGGTAGTCCAGCGGAATTAGCATCAGCAGAGGTGGACATTATGGGTTGGTCGGAACCATTGCCAATGACACCCGACTATTACATTTCCCTGTTGTTGGACGATTACGAACTGACACAAACCCTGAAGAGGTGGTGCAGAAAAACCACGGTTATCAAACTGGCAGAGCATACGGAAGAAGAATACATCAGGGTGCAACGAATTTATTCGCCGGAGATAGCTAACAAGGTAAGGGAGAAATACCCAAGTTTGGTAGAGATAATCAACGAACGGTTTCTACGAAGCAAGTGGGGCAAGGTGGTGGGAGCGTGAAAACAGTATGGAGGGGCAACACTCTCGGTGGAGCAATTCGGTTGATGGAAATGAACGACGCCAGGGGGGAAGAACATTCGATAGAATGCCCAGGTTGTCGAGACGAAAAGTACGTCCTGAACATTCGGTTTGCAAGCCAGGCTGATAGGGATTTGATATACAAGTTTATGCAAAGGCAAGACGAAATAATCGACACGTTTACGATGAATAAATCAACGGAGGGGGGAACCCATGAAACTGATGACGAAAGCAATCGCTAAAAGTTTACCCGAAATTGGTACGACTGATGGGCAAGGGTATTCGGCTGTGGCAAAGGTCAAGTATTTCACTCCGTGGTCAAACTGGACTTGGTACGCCACGGAGTACGAGCCAGAGACGGAAAGAATGTTTGGTTTGGTTGTAAGCCCAATGGAAAAAGAACTCGGCACTTTCAGCCTAGAGGAAATAGGGTCAGTATCATTCGCTGGGCTGAAGGTGGAACGAGACTTATACTTCAAACCTCAACCGCTTGCTGATTGTTGGGAGAAGCATTGCCTGTAATGTTTTCCAGAAGGTTTTGGTGTACACTCTATTTCACGGACGATAATCCGTGGAACTGGGTGTACATCATTACCGAGGCAATCGATGTCGCTGATGTTTTGCGGAAGTTCGAAAACGACGTTGACTATCCGGAGTTTCCGGAAGCATTCAGCGCATTGAGGAAAATCGTCTTTGATGACGGAAGAACGTTTGACTCAGACGACATCCAGAAGATACAAGAGAAAACCAAAAAACAATTATTCGAAGGGCTTTCTCTGTATCCTCTGTAACAATCAGCGCCATAACAGTAGCAAAGGTCTTTGCTTCCCTTGTTACAGCAAAATCCGCAACAAAGCCACTAAGAACTGCACTCACCACTACGTCATTGAAACCCCAAAAGGTAGTACATCCCAAGCAGTCTGCAAGCTATGCGGTCTGCCCAAAACCTTTACCAATGTCTTAGAGACGAGCGACCTGGGATTCAATATCTGATTGACATATCGTGATATATTTGCATTTGGGGAAACATAATGGCTAAGAAAACCAGAGAATCAAAACCCAGGGCAATAGCTGCCAGGCTGAAAGGCCAACAGGCAATCCGGTTACGTGTTGCAGGGGCAACGATAAGCCAGATAGCCGAACAGTTGGGTTATGCCAGCGATTCCAGCGCTTACAAAGCAATCATTAGAGAACTGGAAATGACGGCTCGCTACCAGAGGGAAAGCAACGAAGCCGTCAGGGAATTAGAGTTGAAGCGCCTCGACCAGATGCAATTTCCGATTTGGCAAGGAGTGATAAACGGCGATACGCAGTCTGTCGCAACTGCCTTACGGATTCAAGAAAGAAGAGCTTCATTATTAGGCCTGGATGCGCCAAAACAAATCGACGCCAGGGTAAGATTGGACGTTATGTCATGGAATGAAGCGCTGAAAGATTTCCTAGAAATATACAAAGAATACCACGGTCAAGCACCCGAAGCTCCCCAGGTGCTCGCCAGGCTAGACTTACTAGGCCAAGAAAAGTTCGCCGGAGCAATGACATAAACCGAATGAAAAAAGGTCGTTATGGAAATCAGAAACAGAATCAAGGAATTACGCCAGGTCAAGGCTTCCGAACTATCTCGTAATCCTCGCAATTGGAGAAGGCATCCTGTATCACAAACAAAAGCACTCCAAGGTGCATTGGCCGAAATAGGCTATGCTGACGCATTGATTGCCTACGAGACAGAAGAAGGGTTAATGCTGATTGATGGGCATTTGCGTGCTGAAACCACTCCTGACATGGAAGTGCCTGTACTGATAACAGACCTTGATGAATTAGAAGCGAACAAACTCTTAGCAACCCTCGACCCACTAGCCGCAATGGCACAAACAGACCTAGACGCATTTCTCAGTCTTATTGCAAATGTTGAAACGGACAACGATGCGCTCAAAGGGGTAGTGGAAGCTATCGCCGGAGGGAACCTCAAGGCTTTGGAAGCTATGCAGAAGCCCAAGGTCGGATTGACTGACCCAGACGAAGTGCCACCAGAACCAGAGGAGCCGTGGGTGCAAGTAGGCGACCTGTTCCAGTTGGGGGAGCATCGGTTGTTATGTGGCGATGCAACCGTCAGAGATGATGTTGGGGTTGTTTTAGGTGATGGAATTAGACCGACCATTATGGTGACAGACCCCCCTTATGGGGTGAATTATGAAGGCGGTGCTAATAACGAAGCAAAAAGAGATTCTATTATCGGAGATGATTCGACCGACCTCTATGGGGCGGCACTTTCGTTGTCCCCTGCGGATGTTGCGTATCTTTGGCATAGTGACACGAAGGCTGAAGGAGTATATAAGGCGGTTGCTGACTGCAAATATGAAATTCGGGCGCAGATTATATGGGTGAAACTTAACCCACATTTTGGAGCCTTTACAGCCCATTACATGCAAGCGCACGAGCCTTTATTGTATTGCGTGAAGGGAAAATCGCATTGGGTTGGGCCGACAAATGAACGAACGGTTTGGGAAATCGTACAACCACACAGAAATGAATATCATCCTACGCAAAAACCTGTTGAATGTATGGAGCGTCCAATCCGCAACCACGAAGGCAACGTATACGACCCCTTCCTTGGTTCTGGCACAACTCTTATCGCTTGCGAGAAGCTAGACCGCATCTGTTATGCGATGGAGATAGAGCCGAAGTATGCACAGATAGCGATTGAGCGTTGGCAGAATTACACCGGTCAGAAAGCGGTTCATTTGAATAATTCTATCAAAGAATTGGAGAGCGATGGAAATCAGGGATAGAGTCAAGGAGCTACGGAGAGTGCCAGCCAAGGATTTAATACGGAATCCCCACAACTGGCGTAAGCACCCATTCACACAACAGAGTGCGCTTCATGGTGCATTGACTGAAATAGGCTACGCTGATGCGCTTATCGCTTATGAGACTGATGATGGCTTACAGCTAATCGACGGCCATCTCAGGGCTGAAACCACTCCTGATATGGAAGTGCCAGTTCTTGTTGTCGACTTGAACGAAACAGAAGCGAATAAACTCTTAGCAACTCTCGACCCATTAGCGGCAATGGCACAAACAGACCTAGACGCATTTCTCAGTCTTATTGTGGATGTTGAAACGGAAAGTAATGCGCTCAAAGGGCTATTGGAAGCTATCGCAAACAATGAAGTAAATCCAATGCCAGATTTCACTAATTCTGATGTGCCAGTTTTGCCCGATATTTTAGGTGACGACTTGGGAGATAATATAGAACTTTGTATATGTGAGTGCGGACATGAACACCATCGCCCTAAAAAATAACCCACCAAATGGCAAAACCTTGGTCAGCCTGTTTGCGGGCTGTGGTGGGTCATCGTTAGGTTATAAAGCAATCGGCTATGATATCAGGTTGGCTGTCGAATGGGATAAAGGGGCTACGTTTATTTATCGGGATAATTTCCCTGAGACAACCATGCACGAAGGCGACATCAACAAAATGGATGTAGGTGAAGCCTTACGCCTAATGGAATTGAGGCAAGGGGAGCTTGATGTGCTGGATGGTTCACCGCCATGCCAAGGATTTAGTGGAGCAGGGAAGCGGCAATTCGCGGATATAAGAAACGAATTATTCCATGAATATGTACGGTTCTTACGGGGAATGATGCCCAAGGTATTTGTCATGGAGAATGTAGCAGGGCTTGCTATGGGCAAGATGAAAATCCTATTCTCAGAGATGACCAGAGCATTACAAGATAGCGGTTATAAAGTTGCTTGTCGGCAATTGAACGCTTGGTGGTACGGCGTTCCACAATCGAGAGAGCGGCTGATATGGGTGGGTATCAGGAATGATATAGAAGGGGAGCCATCACACCCTCAACCAATGCTCCGTCGACCTGTATCAGTGCGTCAAGCCTTGAATCTAATTTCGGATGTAGCTATGAAAAATGATGACTTCGTGAATAAATGGCAATCGAGTGACCGACCAGCACCAACATTGATGAGCAGCCAAAGGCCCGTTATGGGAATAACCATAGATATTAATAACTATAATAAACCACGGGACTGGAGTCCTGTCGCACATACTTTGCGAGGCGGCCAAAAACCGAGAATAGCCATAGCTGGTTCTTACAGCTTCCCGAAAAATGCCATCGCTAATGGACAAAACATCAACAAACCTAGCCAAACACTTGCAGCGATTCGCCCACCGACATTAGTAAATGGGACGGCTACTCGCTCTATCACTATCGAAGAAGCAAAGGTTCTCCAGAGTTTCCCTCCTTGGTTCCGCATCCAGCAATATAAGTATATTGGCAATAGTGTCCCTCCATTGATGGCACAGGCTATCGGAGAACACATAATAGGTATTTTAGATAATAGATAGTACAAAAGGTGTATTACTGATAATGGTGGATAAGAAATGACAGTGCGTCCAAACCCAATGGCTTTGTTGTCAGCCAGAGATTGGTGGGATGAAATAGATTCACAATGGAAGCCATTACCGCACCAGGTTCCTCCCCAGGGCGAATGGGATGTCTGGCTTATCCTGGGAGGCCGTGGTTCCGGTAAGACGATGGCTGGAGCGCAATTTGTTCTTGACCATTTGAGAAAAAATGGGAGGAAGGCCAGGGTAGGTATTGGCGCACCAACTATTGCAGCAGCGAGGGATGTTTGCGCTGAAGGTGTTACAGGCTTGATGACATTGGCTGGCTCGGAATTTACTTACAACCGGTCTATCGGAGAAGCCTATCATCAGAATGGTGGTTATGTGAAATTCCTGGGCTCGGAAGAACCAGCCAGGTGGAACGGCCCGCAATGGTCGCTTTTATGGGCCGATGAGTTGGCGTTGTGGAAAGAAGCCAGCTGGCATCAGGCCCAATTCGGACTCCGCCTGGGCGAGCATCCCCAGGTCATTGCCACGACGACTCCAAAGAATAGACCGTTCGTACGAGAACTGTCGGAAATGACCACGACTACAACCGTGAGGGTAACGACGTATGAGAATCCTAATTTGTCCGACTCTGTGAAAGAGCGTTTATATAAACAATATGGCAACACCAGGCTCGGCCGCCAAGAAATACTCGCCGAATGGCTCGAAGATGTCCCTGGTGCGTTGTGGGGATTGGATTCATTCCAAACCAGGCCAGACCCACCACCATTGAAGAAAATAGGAATAGCGATTGACCCAGCCGGAGGCAATGACCCAGAAAACGACGAAACCGGCATCATCGTGGGTGGTGTAGGGGCCGATGGCTACGGCTACGTGATTCAGGACTTGTCCGGAAAGTTTACACCAGGTGAATGGGCGCAGCGGGCCATATCAGCTTACGATATGCACCAGGCGGATTACATCGTCGCCGAAATGAACTACGGTGGGCAGATGGTCGAACACACCTTGCGAACTGTAAGGAAAAACGTGCCAATCAAAAAAGTCACTGCCACCAGGGGCAAATTCACCAGGGCGCAACCAGTTGCAGCATTATACGAACAAGGGAGAATATTTCACTCGGGACATTTTCCAAGATTGGAAGACCAGTTGACGCAATGGACTCCAGATTCGCCTTTCAGCCCTGATAGGCTAGATGCCCTGGTCTGGCTGTTTACGGAACTGATGGTAGATGTAAAAGAGGCACATATTCTGGTATAGTGGCTACTTTAGGAGGTAAGCAATGGCTCGATTTGAAGTTGCAAGAAAGCGGCTAGCTAATCTCCTCTGGAAGCAAAACCCTACACCAGCTGCATCCCAGCTGATTACTACTCTCGATGAAACTATGGGAGTGGGCCAAGATTGGACTCCAGAGGCATACGGAAACTATTACGCCAGGTCGTCACTCGTCTATTCTGCGGTGCGCACCAGGGCTGAAGCAGTCGTTCGCCCCAGGTTACGAGTTATGCAGGGTAAAACTCCTGACGACGCAGTTGAACTGGACACTAATCATCCTTACGTCCAGCTGATGGCCAGGGTGAACCCATTCTGGACTCGGAGCGATTTGTGGAGAGCCACGAGCATCAACCTCGATTTATGGGGTTCGATGTTCTGGAATATCGAGCGAGGCCCTGGCAATCTTCCAATAGCTTTGTGGCCTATTCGGCCAGACCGAGTCACCATCATGGCAAGTAAACGTGAATACATCCGTGGCTTCATGGTTGCTGATGAAACTGGTGACAAAGTAGCGGTCTTGCCGGAGGACATGGTCTGGTTTCGGCATTACAACCCACTCGCTGAACTGGCTGGGTTCGCTCCTATGGCGGCAGCCAGGTTGTCCGCTGACAGCGCTATCGACGCATCTAAACACAACAGGGATATATTCAAACGAGGAGTTCTCGGAAGTCATTTGTTTGTAAAGTTCCCAGGTGAAGTAGACCAGGAGGAACTCCGGTTATTCCAGCGAGCGCTTGAACAGCGATATGCTGGTTCAGAAAATAGCCACCGGCCAATCGTTGCCAGTGGCGACGTTGATATGAAGAACTTTGGTATGACCCAAAAAGACATGGACTTTATGGCTGGGTTGCGTTGGGATTTGGAGGACGTATGCCGTGTGTTCAATGTGCCAAAGATTCTTTTAGGCGACCTAGAACGAGCAACTTACAGCAACATTGATGCAGCGGAGCGTATCTTTTGGCGAAATTCCATCGTGCCGTTGCTGATGTTTCTTTCCGAAGAAGTAAACGAAATGCTGTCTCCGATGTTTGGGCCTAACATTTTTATTGACTTTGACCTGGGCGACATTGAATCTTTGCAGCCGAACGTTCGGGAGATTGAATCTTCTCAACGCCAGGATGTCGCACAAGGAATCATGACCGTAAATGAAGTAAGGGAAGCCAGGGGGCTAGACCCAGTGCCCTGGGGGGATGAGCCAACACCGACGTCTGGATATGGGGCCGAGCCGGTGGAAGCTGGAATGCCCAGATCTGTCAGAAGAAACGCCACGGCTCCGATGGTTTCGGATGTTGTTCAGAATGGATACAAGCGCTGGCACGCACATGAAGCGTCTGATGAATACCTGGATACGTTTGGCAATATAATTGTGAAACAGATGGACGCCGGAACTGAAAAGTTCAAGGAAGTTATGGACGATTTATTCAATCGTCAAATGAAAGAAACAATTCGGAATTTCCGCACGAAGAAAAGCTACACCAAGCAACCGCCAGATGAGGGAAGTGTGCCGTTTAGCCCAGGTGTTTGGAGGCAAGCATTCCAAAAGATTGGCACACCAATTTACCGACAGCTGTTACTTCAATCAGCTAATTCACAAATAAGTCAGTTTGGCCTTGGTATTAGTTTCGATATTACCACCCTGGTGACGCAACAATGGCTGGCCGACCGAGTTGCTTTATGGGCTGATTTAGTAAATGAGGAAACAGGCCGGTTAGTTACCCAGGAAATAGAAGAAGGAGTAGCGTTGGGGCAATCCATTCCGCAAATAGAAGGTAGGCTAATGAAGGTTTTTGACTTCTCAAAAGGAGTGCGGAGTGAACGGATAGCGAGAACGGAAACTTTGTCGGCAATCAACCAGGGCGCTCAGGAAGCCTACGAACAGTCAAACGTCGTGGAAAGAAAAATGTGGATAGCCACAATGGACGGTCGTGTTCGGGAGTTTCATGCCGAGGCGCATAGGCAAGTAGTTCCGCTGGAATCTACGTTCCTAGTGGGAGGGCAACAACTGTCGCACCCAGGGGCAATCGGCGGAAGTCCTGCTAATGTCATAAACTGTCGATGTACGATGGTTCCGGTCATTACGGAGAAGGCCCTTCTTCCAATCGTGTAATTTACCAGGTGTCCTTGATAATAAGAAAATGAGCCTTGTTTGGGGCATCACTCCGAACTAAGGCTCATTTTCATGAGAGGGAACCTCATATCGGGAATAATGTCAAGCAGGAGAGACAAACTACCCGATAAGCCAATATAGCATAGGAGGCCCGTCATGGAAACAATTAGGAAATCGGAAACATTGCTAAAGTTGGAAGCCAGCATAGCCAAGTATCCCCACCACTACTCCCTTACCTGGAACCCCGATAAAACTCTGCACTCAGCTGAACATCTGGACAGCGGAATGTATTACCAGGTGTTGCGCCAGGGTAACAACTGGGGGCTGCTTTTCGTGAATTGATAGCCGAATCAATCTTTTTATTTTAGGTACAAATTCCTTGATTTCGTTATAACAATATGCTATAATGAAGTTGAGAAAGGTAGGAGGTGCAAAATGACAAAGACAACGATGGAAGAAACTCCGGTGGTTTACTCGGCCAAGCACGGCAGAGTTAGAATGATGAGAAATGAAGGCCAAATGGGGTTTGCAGCTGAATTTTGGTGCAAAAGAGGGATGCACATGATGACTTGGTGGGAAACATTTGAAGAAGCCAAAAACGTGGTTGTGCATAGCACTCGGCGGACAGGAACTTATAGCTCAACGTGCCGTTGTGGGTCAGCCCACTAAAAAGTTGAGCCACCCCACATGAGTGGGGCGTAAAACGCAAAGTTGGTGGCAAGCCCAACAAGCGAAATAAAAACAGAGGTGCA